TTATGACAATAGCAATATTGCCTCTCTCAGCTGGTTAATTGTCTCGTGGGTATAATGTGCTGTGATATCATTTTTGGTGCTGTGCCCCATTAACCATTTGATAGCCAGAGGATCGGCCTTGGCAGCGTGCAGACGGGTCGCAAAGGTATGCCTGCACCAATGGGGCGACGCATCCGGCGCACCTACCGCCTCCATGACCGCCTTAAAATTTGCAAAATACTTTTGATAGGAAATCTGCCCTACGTCCCCCTCGCAAATGATAAATTTCCCGCCCTTGCGAAGCCATCCAGTAAGATACGGCATGATTTTAGGGTGGACGGGCACGATACGTCCAGTCCCAGCGGCTGTTTTCATCCCGCCTCGCAGGTATCCTCCATCCTCCGGAGAGTAGGATTCAGCCTCAAGGGACAAAAACTCCCGCACACGGAAACCTGTATAGCACAGCATGAGGGCGGTGTCCGCCCAGGGGAACCCCTCGGCGGCAAGCTGGAGCAGCTTATTAAATTGCATGTCGGTCAAAGCGTTACGGGGCCGCTTTGGATCAACAGATGGGATGTCCAGGTACTGTGAATAGTCTTTACTGACAATATCCCGTTCCATGGAGTAATGATAGAGCGCCTTGATGAGGATGTAATCATTGTTGATGAGGGATTGGCTTTTCCCGCTGTCCTCGTCCTCGTCCAGGATTGCCTGCCACTCATCCAGCGTCATGCTCCGTATTTTCCGATCAGCGTAACGAGAAATTCTTTGATTCCAAGCGGCCTTGTGGCTAATAATAGATTGACTTTTGAGCTTGCGGTACTCCCTGGCCGACCACGCCTCATACACCTGCCCCACAGTCATAGCAAGCTGGCTGACAGCTGGAACCGTCCCGCTTTCCCGTTTGCGGTTATACTCCTCTAAGGCTGCCTGTGCCTCCGCAGCCCGTTCGTGGTAGCTTATAGTCTGCTGTACGATATGGCCGTACTGGTCCCGTCCTGATACGCGCACAGCCCATGGCCGACGCCGATTTCCGGACAGCCTGATTACGCTACCGGTGCCATTTGCTCGCTTCATGTTTAAAATCCTCCTTGCAATATTGGCCCCGGTGCAGTACAATAGAAATGCAGTAAGGCCGTAGTTTGGACGCTCGGTGCTTTTGCCTTTGCCGCTCCTGGTGGTTGCACACCAGGGGCGGTTCTTTTTTCATACCATAATACCTGACCGAAAACCAGGACAGTTGGCAAAACCGGCATGTAGAAATTTCCATTTAAATCTTGTGTAGTATTGCGGGTTGAAAATACAGAACATATGTACTAAAATAATATTCACAAGGAGACGCCAACATCCGGCACTGTGGCGACTGTGGCATCTCTCATGGTCTCCATGATCTCCTTATACTGGAAGAGCCCCCAGCCTCCATGCATAGCGTCCACAAACAGATAGACGATCACGGCCAGCATGCATGCCAGCAGCACCAGCATCAGGTAAAACCGGATGTTGGCCTCCCGCGCCCTCTCCTGCTCCCGGGCGGCGTTTTCAGCCACACGGCGCTCGAATCCTTGGTTAAGCTCGGATATGCGGCGATCAAAGCTGCCGTTCATTTGTTCGATCTGCCGCTCATACTGGGCATTGAATTGCAAGATGCGGCTCTCGTAAGAGGCTTTTGTTTTTTCTATGCGGGCCTCATATTTTTCCGTCATAACCTCGAAACTGGACTTCGCTTGCCCATCGTTTTCCAGCCCCATCATCTCATCCAGGGAGCCGCCCATAGCATTCACGATGGCCGCAACGGTAGTGATGCCCGGATTAGAGGTATCTCCGGAAAAAATATTTCGTAGTGTTGGAACAGGAACATTGCTCGAATCTGATATTTCTTGCCACGATAGATTTTGCTGTTTTTTCAGGTCTGATAGATATTTAGCTACCATATTTGATACCTTTCTATTTAATTTCATCAGGTAAAATGCTTAAATTTTTGAGGGCTTTTTCCTAAGATCAGCAACCCTCAAAAAATTTTTAGAATGTTCAAATTTTCCATTTTCTGGTACGCTCTTTCCAAGCCAACCGGCTGGAAGGAGGCGAGTATGGAATCTGCTGAGTATGACGCGCTGGTCCAGGATGCGCTGGATAAGCTCAATCAAAAATATAAAGAGCTGCCCACCAGACCGTCGGAGCGGGAGATCATAGAGAAGATCCGCTTGGCGGACGACGGACAGCTGAAAAAGGTGCTGGAGGTGCTGGGGGAGGGTTAAGTAAGTGTACAGTGAACTGGTTCCATTTTGTCACCAGTTCAAAAGGGTTCTGGAAGTATTGGGTGAGTGTTAAGATGGAATACAGGGAGGTACATATGAAGCAGAGAGAAAACCACATTATCAATAAACCGGATGTATCTGACGGTTTTGATGAGATCATGGAGCTGACAATTGAGGAAAAACGTGAGCTGCTGAAGATGCGGAAAGAAAGGCAGACTTATTTTCCTCTGTCAGACAAAAATTGTTCGTAAGATTTTCTCATATTGTTTTCTGAAAAATCATTCCGCAGAACAGAACATTCAATCAGGTACGCTGAATATTCAAGCTCATCTTGCGAAAAACCCGCTTTTTTAGCGATTGGTGAGGCTTTTTTGATAAAAGTATTTTTACTGTAGTTTCGATATTGCGATACAGGATCTGGAACGCCCTTCAAGTTAAGCAGCGTCTCCGCCATTAAGCAGAAGACAGCTTCATCCAAATGCTTATTTTCTGCTTTCAGCACTTTAGCCTGTAAACTTCGTACTCTACCTGCACAGTTTGGCATTTCCAGATATAGGCGGTTCAGTGCTCCCCATGCCTCATCATAGCGTTTTTCCTTTATAAGCAGCTCTGGGTAGTTGAAAAGCCAAGAACCCTTTATTTTAAAGCAAGACCCATCATTCCAAACGGAACGCCAAAAATTAAGCAGACTATCTATGTCATTATCTAATTTGTAACGTTCCTCTGCTTTCCTCCGTTTTTCTAATATGGCGTCTTGTTCTGCCAATTCCTTTTCTAACTGGGCGTACTCAGGATTGGTTCTAATAAGTTCTTCCCGTATCGGACGCATTCGCTCTTCATGCTGTCCCCTATAAGCTTTTTTTGCAGCCTCAATATCGGAGATCGCCTTTTCCCAACTTATCCCACATGCAATTTTTTTGTTAACCTCCCAAACATTAAGCACAGGGCCAAACCTTGTGTCTTCCGTGTCGTTCAATTTATTTTTGTGCATATAGGGGATATATTGGTTCTCTTGTAATTCAATCTTCCCCTTTTTCGTTAGTTTATATTTTCTATCGCAAATTTGGCTGTTTAGCTTCTCTGCTGGCACGTTAGCGATAATTGAGGAAATAATATCTTCTTTTTTACCAGATACTTTTAAACCAAATTTCTCTGCAATTTCTTTTAGCTGTACAACTGTCATGCCAGGAATTCGATCCATTGCAGATCCATATTCAATATATCCCCGAGCTTCTAGTGATTGTAGTACTGATCCAACATCCCGAATTCCATATTCAAACCACCAAAAACCTGGGTATCCGTTCTTAGGATGTGGATATGTGCCATAAGAACAGTATTCTAACAGCAGTATTTCAGCAACATATAATCCGCTGGCGGATGGTATGCAGGACTTTTTCCTTTCTTCAAATGTGACAACCTTTTTTTCGAATGGCGTTCCCTCAAATGCTTTTTCTGTATAGTAATTGTCTGGCCTATAATATTTCTTTTCGTTTTCTGGGACAGATGGCTTTTCTATAGGCTTTTTCTTCAAAAAGTCAAATAAGCCCATTACTTATCCCTCCGCTTTTTTAGAAGTCTGGCCCACTGCAAAAGGGCTTGGCGCTCATCTTCATCGGCAGCATCCCAAATCGCCTTTAACTCAATTGTCTCAGCATCCAGTTCGTCTGTTTCGGCAGGCGAACTATTTTTTTGTGGTCCTTCTCCGGTCAGAAGATATTCCACCGAAACACCAAGTGCATTAGCGACTGCCATAGCACGGCCCATAGACGGTTGACGACCGCTCTTTCCCCACTTCCCAAGAGTGCCGTTCCCGAGACCTAGATGCTTTTCCAGCTGAAACATAGAAGTATTGTTCTTATCGCACAGGTCTTTGATACGGTCTGCGATCGTTGTTACAGGCATAAAAACGCCCCCTTAAAAAATTTAGACAAAAATCCGAAATAGGGATTGACAATCAGACAAAAGTCTAATATAATAAGTCATACAGGGACAAAGAAAACCTAGCCCCCTGTGCTGCGGGCCTTAGAAAATCTTGATTTGTACTGGCAATTACAATAATAGACTATTTTCTAATCCCCGTCAATGCTTTTCGCGAAATTTTTCTCTATTGTGCTAGAGAAAATCCGACCTGTCAATTTCCAGATCGGACAAGGAGGGGAGGTGAGACCGTGCTGATCGACAACGTGAGGGCGCTGTGTAAGGAAAAGGGGATTAGCCTTTTTGCGCTGGAGAGGGAGTTGAACATCGGGAACGGCACCGTTGCCAAGTGGGGAAAGAGTTCCCCCCGTGTGGAGACGGTGAAGCTGGTGGCAGACTATTTCGGCGTAACTGTGGACGAGCTGGTGAGGGAGGTTGTATGAAGCGAAAGCGAGAGACCGAGATCATGCTGGAAGAGTTCCGGTTGGCTGGCCTTGATACTTCTGAAAAGGTGAAACGGGCTGTAGATTTGGGCCTAAAGTGTATCCGCCGTGAGAAGTACCTGGAGCATGAACATGCCCGTAAGGATTATCAAGCCTATTGCCGGAGAAAACAGAAGAAGCAGCGGCAAAGCGAGCTGCTGAAGGAGGAGGAGACATGACCGGCGCGGAAATAGCGGAGGGCGTCCTCCGCATAGGCGGGACTGTTCTCGGTATCGTCTACCTTGCACTTGCGGCAAAGGCTCGAATGGACAAGGAGACCGATAGACTGATCTGGTACATGGGTTTGGCGATCTGGATGTACATGAGCTCCCAAGCCTGAGGAGGTGAGAGAGGTATGAACAAAGTGGAGATCAACATTGGCATCAGCGGCATCGACGAAGCGATCGAAAAGGCCGATAAGCTTGTAAAAGCAATAGAAGAAGCCAGAACGCTGGTAGGCGAACTGGCTTCCATGCTGGAAGGGTTAGAAATTACAATCTAGGCGGAGGAGGAGACATGAGAGAAAAATTGAGAGACGCCCGCAAAGCCGCTGGCCTGACCCAGCAGCAGATGGCAGATAAGCTGGGACTGACGCTGATTGGATATCGGCAAATCGAGAGCGGAAAGCGGATTGGTAGAATTGAGACATGGGATAAGCTGGAGGACATCTTTGGTATCCACCAAAGGTTACTGCGGCAGCAAGATGGAGACTAATATCTCTCCTGGTCCCTGCGATATTTTGGGACTTCTGCCAATTCAGAAACACGTTCAACGGCCTTCTGTATCCCCAATTCATTGAGCTTGTACAAACTGTATGAAATATCTCTCAGGGCAGTCTTTACATGCGCATTTTCTGGGTCAGATGATTCCAGCCGGAGGACCGCACCACAAGAAGCAACTTTTTCTCTTATATCAGGATCAACCTTTTCAGGCTCATGCACGGCATGCCAAACATATTCAATGGGCATCCCCAATTCACACGCTATATCTTCAACAGATATCAATCCTTTTGATAACCCGTCATATAACGAAGCATCTTGGTCGAGCAAGTCTGCAATCCCAACGCCCAAAACGGAGGATATACATCTGAGCTGCTCCTGCCTAGGTTCACGCTTTCCCGATTCATATTGACGGATGGTTATTGTAGCGCACCCGCATTGTTTCGCTAATTCTGCTTGGGTCATGTTAGAAGCTTTTCTAGCTTTCTTAATTTTATCACCACAGCTCATAAAATCACCTCTAATAAAACTTACCACATCTAAAAAAAATATTCAAGATGAATCTTGATAGGCTCTTGACAGATTCGAAAAGAAATATATTATAGATTCATAACGAATCTATCGGAGGTGAAAAAGTGATAGCTTTATCAATGGCGCAGGTGCAGTTGCACAGCGGGCTGGATATGCTGTACACAGTCCAGGAGGCAATGGCGGAGAGACCAGACAGGCAGACCGACTATGCGGAGGCTCTGTACGGGGTCTATGACTATCTGAAAGGGGTGGAGGAACAAATCTGCGAAATCCTGGAAGCAAAAAGGAAATCCCGCCCGGTGTAGCAGACCGGACGGGAAGCGGAACCAAAAGTAACCAAAACAGCTCCACCGCCATTATACCACGGCGGGGAGCGAGAAGCAAGGAGGAAATATGAAAGGCGATTTTAAAATCACGCTGCAATTCCTGAAAGATATCGGCGCATGCAGGGATGGACAAAGAGAGTTTCAGAAAGCGTTCCCGGAAGGCGCTGGATATCAGGAAGTGCTGGATAGATGTGCCAATGAAGGCAGGCCTGATTTTGGCAAATGGCTACTGAATAAATTAGGCCCCACCGACGATATACGTACATTTGAAGAAAATGTTGAAGAACCAGAAAGAATTATAATTTTTGCTGGAAATTTGGAATTTAAGTTAGGAGTTTCTGCAAAATTAATTGTTTCTGGCTGTGGCATCGAGGCTGGCGAGGGCATCGAGGCTGGCTGTGGCATCAAGGCTGGCGAGGGCATCGAGGCTGGCGAGGGCTATGGTGTTTTTGCTGGTATTCATATCAAAATTTCTTTATGGTGCCGATTTGCTATTGTGTCAGCAAAACAGAAGCCAAAAAATCTTATTTCCGGGTATTGGGTAGAAACGGATGAAAAACTATAAAAAATCCATGCTTGGCACTACCAACACCAAGCATAGAGAGAACCGAAACAAAAAAATCGATCCCGTTTCCTTGATTATAACAGGGTGAGAGACGGAACGCGAGGAGGAAATTATGGCGAAACGATCAACAAAACCTGTACCAACGAAGGAAGAAATCCTATCTTATGATAACGTTCCATATCAGGTGGCGGCGAAATATATCGGCTGGTCCGACGTGACACTTAGAAACGCCCTACAACAGGGTACGGCCCCGTTTGGCTGCGCGGCCAGAAACCCGGAAACCGGCACATTTGCATATAACGTAAGCCCCGGCGCTCTGGTTAAGTATAAGGATGGAGACCTCCCAGCTTGGCGGCTCAACGACGTGATTAACCTGGCGAGGGACGGTATGCAGGATGTGCTTAACGCTCAGATGGACGCCATGATGGATATGTTCGCATCTATGAAAGGGCTTGGCGCGCGGAGGCCGTTTAAACGAGAGATCACCATTGATGGGAGGACGCTGTAATGGGCAGGCGAGAAAGGAGTAAGAAGCGCACAGTCCCCTATCTGGGCGAGCTGCTACCGCTGATCCTGTTTGCTCTGGTTGGGCTGCTGGTAGGATACCTGCTGGGGATCACGGCCCAGGCGGCGGAGGAGCCGCCGGTGGTGTACCAGGTGATCGTACCGCCGGAGATCAGAGAGCCGGAGGTAATCCCTGATCCTGAGCCGGAACCGGAACCTGCGGCAGAGCCGGAGCTGGTGAGTCTGGGGGAGTTTAAGCTTACATACTACTGCTGCGAGGCGTACCCCCACATCTGCGGCACCGGGGACGGCCTGACGGCCACCGGCGTACCAGTGGAGCCGGGTATCTGCGCGGTTGACCCGGATGTGATCCCCCTGGGGAGCACGGTTATCATTGACGGCGTGGAGTATCTGGCAGCTGACGTGGGCAGCGCCGTCAAGGGCAATCATATCGATATCGCAGTGGAGACCCATGCCGAGGCCCTGGAGCTTGGTGTGGGAGCAGCGGAGGTATTTGTGGAGGCGTCGCATGGATGATTTTATGGCTGCATTGGAGCATAAGTATGGCGTCCCTATTCTGATAAGCGATAAAACGGGACAGCCTGTCAGATCGCCGGAAGAAATAGCGAGCTATGATCCATTCCCTTCTCATTATGTGTGGGTATGCTATTCCACGATGTTGCCCTATCTCCCTCTGGCGGTTGCAGATACCGCCCAGGAGCTAGCAAAACTCTGTGATACTGGAAAGAACAATATTGAAAGCCAGTGGAGCAAGTACCGGCACGGAAAGCTCCGGCACTCACGGTATCAGAAGGTGTATGTGGGTGCGTTGTAATGGTGACTACATTATGTTGGTACTGCAATAACGCCTGCGGATCATGCGAGTGGAGCGGGAAGGGTCAGGAGCCTGTTCCGGGCTGGACAGCCATCCGGAATGACATAGCGTATAACGGAGCGGCGTCCCGGAACTGGATAGAATCCTATGTTGTCCTGCACTGTCCCAAATTTGAGATTGATCCTAGGTGGGCACAAGAATATCTGTCATATTCAAAAAATGACTTGGTGGCCGATATGGACCACAGGCTGGCACTGAGGGAGTCGGCAAAAGGTGTATATGAGAAAAAAAGTTCGGCACGACGAAAATTATGATGATCCTCCTCCGGTCGGATTTTGCTGTGTTTGCGGCTATGAGATCGATTTTTGCGAAGACGCTACAGAGATCGCGCCCAATATATTTGCTCATGAATATTGCGTTATCGGAACGGGAGGCAAGCAGCAGTGCGTGGAATAAAAAGGATATCGACTGTAGGAATGGATAGACCAACCTGGCTGCAGCATCGTAGAAATACCATTGGAGGTTCTGATGCTGCCGGGATCATTGGTTTGTCAAAATGGTCCAGCCCTATATCCGTCTGGGCAGATAAAACGGGACGATTACCAGACAAACCGGATACGGAGGCAATGAGGATCGGCCGGGATCTGGAGGACTATGTGGCCCGCAGATGGATGGAGGCTACCACTAAGCGCGTGAAGCGCATCAATGCCATGCTTTACAACGATGCGTACCCCTTTGCCCACGCTGATATTGACCGATGGGTGCAGGGAGAAAATGCGGGCCTCGAGTGCAAGACTACATCAACCCTGGATGTTCGACAATTTCAGGGGACTGAGTTCCCGGAACAATATTACGTCCAGTGTGTCCACTATATGGCCGTAACCGGCGCAGATCGGTGGTATTTGGCCGTTTTGGTATTCGGAAAAGGATTCTTTACGTTCGTGCTGGATCGGGAACAGGCGGAAATTGACGCTCTGATGAAAGCAGAAGCAGAGTTCTGGCAGTATGTAAAAGATGATACGCCGCCGCCTGCGGATGGCATGTATGCAACAAGCGAAACTCTCCAAACCATATATCGGGAGAGCGACGGCGGAGAGGTCGATCTATTTGGACGCGAGAGCCTGCTGAAAGAGTGGGCCAGTATCAAAGACCAGCAGAAGGAACTTGACGCGCGAAAAGAAGAGATCGAGAACATTATTAAATTGGACCTCAAGGAAAATGAAAGAGGCAATTGCGATGGATTTTCCATTGTATGGAAGCCGCAGCAGCGCCGCACTTTCCAGGCAAAGCAGTTTGAGAAGGACCACCCGGACATACCGTTAGATCGTTACTACAAAACCAGTGAGAGCAGGCCGCTCCGCATCAATGCTAAAAAGGAGGCCGTTTAAAATGGCGAACACAACTATTCAACAAAGAGCGCAGGAAACCGGCGCTATGAGACCCAGCGGAAACCCAACTATCCAGCAGTACATTAAGCGCATGTCCGGCGAGATCGCAAAGGCTCTCCCATCTGTTATGACGCCTGATCGCTTTACCCGCATCACTCTGTCTGCCCTTTCTACAAGCCCCAAGCTCCAGTCCTGTACCCCGCAGAGCTTCTTAGGCGCTATGATGACAGCCGCTCAGTTGGGTGTGGAGCCCAATACTCCGCTTGGACAGGCGTACCTTATCCCGTATTGGAGCAAGAAGGCAAATGGTTATGAGTGTCAATTCCAGCTCGGCTATAAGGGACTGATTGATTTGGCATACCGTTCTGGTGAGGTTTCAACCATCATGGCCCAGGTGGTTTTCGAGAATGATGACTTTTCCTATTCTTTCGGTCTGGACCCAACATTGAAACACGTTCCGGCACTCTCTGACAGAGGCGATCCCAAATATGTTTATGCCATGTTTCGCACCAAGGATGGCGGATATGGTTACGAGGTCATGTCCATAGACGATGTGAGGGCCCACGCAAAGAAGTTCTCGCAGTCTTACGGGAGCGGACCATGGCAGTCCAATTTCGAGGAGATGGCGAAGAAAACGGTCCTTAAGCGGGTACTGAAATACGCACCACTGAAAAGCGATTTTGTGCGTTCTCTGGCGCAGGATGAAACCATTAAATCGGATATCAGCGAGGATATGTATACCGTGCCCAGCACCTATGTTGAGGCTGATTTCGAGGTTGACGAACAGACCGGAGAGGTAAAAGATAATCAGACGGAAGATTATGGGCAGCAGACGCTTTAAGGCGGTGAGAGCGTGGCATGGTTTGAGGCGCATGAGACACTATCGCGGCACCCAAAGACGCTTAAGCTTGCCCGGTTGCTGCGAGTGGACCGGCGGTACGCCGTCGGTCTGCTCCACGACCTATTCTCCTGGGGCCTGAACGCTGCTGAAAAGGACGGTAGCCTTATAGGGCTTGTAGCAGAAGATATTGGCGCAGCCCTGGACTTTCCGCCAAAAAAAGGAGCGGATATAGTGGCCGCTCTGGTGGATGCGGGGTATCTGGATGAGCGCGAAGGGCGGTATGCGATCCATAATTGGTATGAGTATTCCGGTAAGCTCAGCGAGAGCAGGGAGAAAAACCGGGAGCGTGTACAACGTTACCGCAACAAGAAAACAACAGACAGTTAGGATATTTCGATACATTACAGTAACGTTACAGTAATATGCACGTAACGTAAATGTAATGTGACACCGTACCTAACCGTACCCTACCGTACAGTACAGTAATATTCTTATGGAAGATGGAGGAGGAATTAGTCTATGCATAGACTAGAGGCATTGCCGCCTCCACCTCCGCCAGGAAAGTGAGATTTTATGACACGAGAAGATACGTCCAGACTGTTTGATCTGCTGGCACTATACCGTCCAGGGGACCGTCATCTTGAGGACAAACAGCTCCGTGCGCTGTGGCAGCTAACCCTAGAGCCATATCCCCCGGAGGACGTAAAGCAGGCGGTAGCGGCCTACTTCCGGGAAAGCAAATTCTGGCCGGATGTGACAGACATTGCCATCCGCTGCCCCAAACCAGAACAGCAATCTGTAAAGACTGGTGATACGGACATTGACAGCCATGATTGGGAACTTTACAAACCGCTTGTAGAGCGGTGGGACCGGCTGGTAAATCGCCGTAGAGAGGCAGGGCTGCCAGGTACGATCCGTGAGGCCATAAGTGCCGGACTGTCAGATCGAGAATGGACCGCAGAGCTCGAGAAAGTGGGGCTTGCATGGGGTGTATGAAAAGCAAATATCACAACCAAAAATGTACATACAACGGGATCACCTTTGACAGCAAACGGGAGAGGGATCGTTATTGCGAGCTTCTGCTGATGCAAAGGGCCGGAAAGATATCTGACCTTCGCCTTCAGGTTCCGTTCATCCTGATCCTATCGCAGCCGGGAGAACGCAGCGTGAAGTATGTAGCTGATTTTGTTTACCTGAACCAGGATGGAAAGCAGGTTGTGGAGGATGCGAAAGGCGTCAGAACTGAGGCATACCGCATCAAGCGGAAACTGATGCTGGAGCGCCACGGGATACGAATTCAGGAGGTTTGATGGACAGTAAAGAAATCGACACGGCCATGCGGCTGAGGTCACCGGTCCAGTGTGACGGGAGGAACTATGAGCGCATTTTGGAATACGTTTCATGGTACGACGATCAAGGGAAGCGGCGTTTTTCGGCGGTGCTGCTGGATGAAAATTATTCCGTCCGAGTACCGGCGGAGAAGGTGCGGCTGAAATTTTGAGCCCATGGGGCAAGAGAAGTGGTTTTGATGGGAGACCATCGGGCCATCGGAAAAGAGATATGGAGGATAAGCTATGGCAAAAACTTACACACCCGGCCAGATCGTGACGCTGCTTGATGGATATAAGGACTATGGTCCTTTAGAAGTTCTGGCCGCTCCACTTACTTTGGACGAACACAGAAAATATTCTGAGGTCATTCCTGACCCAGATAAAGCCTGTTGGTTAGCCACTGGCTTGGGTGGACTAAAGCATTTGGGTTCCGTACGCGCTTTGTGTGAGGGCTCCATTGGCTTCTGGGATGACTGCTTCTGCTCATATGACATCCGCACCGCTGATGAGCCCGACCTAAGCGAGTATTCTACAGATGTGCTGTTGGCGGAGGTGCGCCGGAGAATGGAGGAAAATCAGAAATGAAGATGAGCCGTAAAGTCTGCCCGTTATTAGTACAATCTGAAACTAATCCATCTTTGACAATGAAAGGTCAGTCATGGACGAGAACATATTTCACAGAATGCTTGGGAGAAAAGTGTGCGGCCTATCATTCTCAAGATAATTTTTGCGAGAAATTTCGAGAAAGAGTTGATATGAAAGAGGCGGCGCTGGAGGAGCAGAAAGGAGAAAAGTATGAAACCAATCCTGTTTAACACCAAAATGAACCGCGCCATCCTGGACGGGCGCAAGAGCGTGACGCGGCGTGTGGTGAAGCCGCAACCGAGGGCTATTTATCACGATGGAACGATTTTGTATGACGAAGGATGTCCAATTATACTTGTGGAGGCGCAGAATGGCCGCCTTGAACAAATTACTGTGCCCTACTGTCCTGGCGACATCCTGTATGTGCGCGAAACGTTCCGCGAAACCCCTGCTTTTGGCGTTATGTATCGTGCAGATTGGGATAATGATGCTTGCCCGTATATGGAGTCGGACGATAAATGGTGTCCCTCCATCCATATGCCGAAGGAGGCCGCGCGGCTGTTTTTGCGGGTGACGGATGCGTGGGTGGAGCGGCTGCAAGACCTGACCGGGCATGATGTGCTGGCTGAAGGTATTGACAACGGGAAAAGCAACCCAACCATGGGAAATCGGTGGGAAAATATGCAGAGGAAGGCTTTTTCGGAACTGTGGGGCAGCACCGTCAAGAAAGCCGACCTTCCCCTTTACGGCTGGGACGCGAATCCCTGGGTGTGGGTGATCGAGTTTGAGCGGATCAGTAAAGAGGAGGCGCAGAAAGGCGGTGACGAGGGATAATGCCACTCCTTAACTATACGACTAAGGTTGACGTGTACACAACGCTGGGGGCTATTCAGGGACAGCTTGTGAAGCACGGGGCGAAAAAGATCATGCAGGACTATGATGATGATGGGCATATTACGGCGCTGGCCTTTATGGTGGACACACCCGCTGGGCCGCGTGGGATCCGACTGCCGGCCAATGTGGATGCCGTCTACGCAGTTCTGACGCGGCAGAAGGTCAAGTGCGACCGGGAGCAGGCTGAGCGGGTGGCCTGGCGGATCGTCAAGGACTGGGTGGAGGCGCAAATGGCGATTTTGGAGAGCGAGATGGTCCAGATGGATGAGATTTTCCTTCCCTATATGATTTCAGGGAGCGGGCAGACACTCTTCCAGGCATATCGGGAAAATCAATTACTGCTGGAAGGCGGTGACGAAAGAGATGCGCCGCCTTGGACATGAAGCGTATTCATGTGACATTGAGCCGTGTTCAGGTGGACATCCGGAATGGCATTTGCAAGTTGACGCCTTGCAACTTCTTAAAATTAAATGGGATATGATTCTGGCGTTTCCGCCGTGTACATACCTTTCTAATGCCGGGGCAAAACATCTTTTCAGGGGTGGGAAACTTAATGAGGAACGGTATAAGAAAGGACTTGAGGCAAAAGCGTTTTTCCTTGAATTTCTAAACGCAGATTGCCCATATATTGCAGTCGAAAATCCAGTATCGAGCCGAATTTTCGATATGCCGAAATTTACACAGGAGATTCAGCCGTGGCAGTTTGGGCATCCTGTGCAGAAAAAAACACGACTTTGGCTGAAAGGATTGCCTCCTCTTATGCCGACTGATATTGTAAAATATCAATGCGGCTGTCATGAAAGCGGTACGTGGTTTATGAAAGGCGGGAAAGACCGCCAGAAAAATCGGGCAAAAACATTTCCCGGAGTTGCTCGTGCTATGGCGGAGCAGTGGGCGGGAAAAACATGATTTCGAGCAAGCAAAAGAAAATTCTGGAGGAGATACTATGCCAAAGCCAAACGCTCTGATACTCCGCGCCGCAGAATCGGAGATCGCCCGGAGGATATGCCGGGGAGAACTGTTCCTCCGCGAGGACGTGGACAAAAATCTGATGGACAACCTTGATATATGGACAAAGATGATGACTATTGCGCTCAACCGATCCTGCGGGATTGGTAAAACAAGATTCCGCCGGGACGTGCAGCCGCTGTTAGATAAGCTGCAAGAGGAATATTTTGAGAACATAAAGACCGTGGACAGCGAATATGCCGCCGCCGTGATCGACCGGCTGTATTCCGGCATCATGGATTAGGAGGCGCTATGAGCAAATGCAGTGCCTGCATATACCGCAGCTCCAGCCCGAAGCACAACAAATGTGATTACATACTCATTACAGGGCACTCCAGGGGATGACCTCCCGATGAAGAATGTGAGAAGTACCAGAAAGGGCCCAGACTGCCGGAAAAACAGGCGTTTACAGTGGTTTCCAAACGCAGGAGGTGATGCTATGGATGACTTCCCCGGCAGGCTGCGGAGGCTGAGGGAGAGAAATAGGCTTAAACAATATAGGCTGTCTGAACTATGCGGGCTTAGTTCAGATATGGTCAGAAAATATGAAAAAGGTGAAGTGAAGCCAAGTGTAGATGCGTTGGAGGCTATTGCAGATTTTTTCGAAGTATCGACAGATTATATGCTTGGCAGGACAGATTATCCATGTGTCCTTAATCCTTCATCGTCACATAGAAATTTTTAGGAATTCCTCATATATGAGGAAAATACAACGCAATACATGAGAGAATTAGCGTGAGGGGTGCTATCATCCTTCACGCTTTTCCTCTTTCCTCCACCGCCCGGGACCGTGGCGGCGAGTAACGGCCATATGCTGGAATACGTCGGAGAGTAAGCAGAAAATTGATAGAGAGGTGGTGACGGTGGCCGCTCGGCTGACAGATAAGAAGAAAAAGAAAATATTGGCTGATTATCTGGAAGTCGAGAGCTATAACGCCGTTGCCAAAATGAACGGCGTTTGTGGGCAGACGGTGCGCCGTATTGTAGAGGAATCTCAGGAAATCACCGATAATCTCAAGCGGAAAAAAGAAGAAAACACTGCCGATATCCTTGCATACATGGAGAGCAAGCGCAACCTTGTATGCGAGATCATAGGGAAAGGCTTGCAGGCACTGAATAGCCAGGAAAAACTGGCAGAAGCAACACCGGCGCAGATCACCACGGCACTGGGAACGCTGATTGACAAGTGGACGAATATAAGCGGAGGACCATCAGATACCGCCAAAGAGGACGATTTGAGCCGAAGCCTGCGGGAGTTGGGGAAGGAGCTGGAGAGCGATGAGTGAAAGAAGAGAACACAAGCGCAGATACAATATGCGCTTGGAGTACATAGCAGAATTTGAAAAATGGCTAAAAAAAGAGCCTCCAATGCTGCTGTTCTGGCGTTGGAAGAAATGGCGGGATAGCCGCCCGGTATGGGATGATTAGCTCCAAGCAAAAGAAGATCCTCGCATTCCCCTATTCTCGATATGACGCCATGATCTGTGACGGTGCTGTGCGTTCCGGAAAAACCTCCATCATGACGGTTGCCTTCGTCGATTGGGCAATGCGGGAGTTCAGCGGTCAACGTTTTGGGATATGCGGTAAGACCGTGGATAGCGCCACGAAGAACATCATTGTGCCGTATATCTCCATGAGCTATGCAAAACAGCGGTACACGCTACGGTGGCGGCGGTCTGACAAGCTGTTGGAAGTCCGGCGCGGAAGGAATGTTAACTACTTTGAGGTGTTTGGCGGGAAGGACGAGAGCAGTTTTGCGCTGATCCAGGGCCGCACGCTGGCCGGGGTGCTGCTGGACGAAGTAGTATTGATGCCGGAGAGTTTTGTTAATCAGGCTATGGCCCGGTGCTCTGTTCCGGGCGCGAAGCTGTGGTTCTCCTGCAACCCTGGCAGTCCGCAGCATTGGTTTTACTTGGAGTGGATCAAGAAGCGGGAAGAGCACAACGCCCTTTACCTCCACTTTGAGATGACGGACAATCCGTCCCTCACGCAAGAAGTTTTGGACAGATACAAGACCATGTACCCCAGCGGCGTGTTCTACGACCGTTACATCCTCGGACGCTGGGTGCTGGCTGAAGGGCTGGTGTATCCGATGTTTGACGATAGATGCATTGTGGACGATATCCCAAAGCGTGGAGAGTACTACATCTCCATCGACTACGGCACTCTGAATCCATTTTCTGCCGGACTCTGGTGCGTGGAGGAGGAGAAGGCAACACGAATCCGGGAATACTACTGGTCCGGCCGGGACACCAACCGGCAAAAGACGGATGAGGAATATTATACTGAGCTGGAACGTCTGGCGGGAAACCTGGAAATTGAGCAGGTCATTATTGATCCGTCGGCGGCATCCATGATCGAAGTTATTAGGCGGCATGGCCGGTTTACGGTGAGGAAGGCTGTCAATGATGTTCTTCCCGGAATCATGACTACGGCAAGGTTCTTGCAGAGCGGGAAGCTCAAAGTTCACCGGAGCTGCAAGGACGCGATCCGTGAGTTTGGTTTGTACCGGTGGGACGAAAAGACCACAGAGGACAAGCCAATCAAAGAGTCGGACCACGCCATGGACGATACCCGCTATATGTGCCAAACGGTTCTGCGTCATCGGTTTAATGACGATGGATATAGGCCCCGGCTGGGCCTTTGAGAGAGGTGATAGAGACGCTTACCTACCAGGATTACATAGAGGCTATGGACCAAGGGAGTGTTGTAGAGTTTGCCCGGCGGGCGATCACAGAGCACAAGTCCAGCCGGAGCTACCGGGATGCCCTTGTAGCTGACCTTTACGACGCCAGACGGAACAAGACCATCAATGACTTTGTGCGGTTTCTTTTTGCGGCTGACGGCCACAAAATCAAGGATGAAACTGTGGCGAATATGCATCTGGCAAGCAACTTTTTCAACCAACTCAATATGCGGCGGTGCGTGTACAGCCTGGGGAACGGCCTAACGTTTCAGGCAGAGGGCGTATACGAAAAGCTGGGAGCCAAAGCAGACAGGATCATCAAGGACGCTGGGTATTACGGCTTGATTCACGGCGTTTCGTTTCTATACTGGGCCTTCGACCACATACACATGTTCAAGCTGACAGAATTTGTACCTTTGTGGGATGAAGATACCGGAAATCTGGGCGCAGGCGTCCGGTTCTGGCAGTTGGACGAGCGAAAACCGCTGCGGGCGACGCTGTACACGCCTGATGGTTACATAGACCTCCGGGCAAAAGAGGGCAATATCTCTGGGCTGGAGCTGATGGATGGTTCTGCGGCGCCGAATCCTTATCGAACGGAAGTGAGGATAACGCCTGCCACCGGGGATGAGGTGGAGACCGCCCACAACTATTCCAGCCTGCCTGTTGTCCCGCTGTGGGGCAGCAGATTGCATCAAAGCACCATTATTGGAATGCGGGATCAGATAGACGCTTATGACATTGTATCCAGCGGATACGCCAATGATCTACAGGACTGCCCGCAGATATATTGGATTATTAACAATGCTGGTGGGATGAAGGACAAGGACCTGTCGGCGTTCCGGGAGCGGCTGCTGCATCGGCATATCGCCACAGTGAACAACAGCGACGGTATATCGGTAGAGCCATATACGCAGGAAATCCCCGTTACAGCCAGAGAGTCCTTGCTGGACAGGTTAAAAACCCAAATATATGAAGATTTTGGGGTATTGGATACTACAAGCATATCCGCAGCTGCCAAGACGGCTACGGAGATCAACGCGGCCTATCAGCCCATGGATGAAAATGCCGATGATTTCGAGTACCAGATCATCGAGGCGGTACAAAATCTGCTGGCACTCCAGGGAATCGGCCCGGAGGACGCAACGCCGCAGTTTAAACGAAACCGGATATCCAACCAGCTGGAGCAGGTGCAGATAGTGATGATGGAGGCTCAGTATCTGGACGATGAAACCGTCCTGAACAAGCTTCCGAACATTTCTCCTGAAGAAGTAGAGGAGATCATGAGAAAGAAGGAAGCCGAGGAGCTTGACCGGGTGACAGGCCCGGAACCGCCGGAGGATGAAGATGGACCGGAGGAGAAGGACAAGGCATGATGAAGGCCACGAGCTGACGGAACAGGAGCTTTCCGATCTGGAACGGCGCATTGCTTCCGTTTACAAGGGAGCCGCTGACGATCTTCAAGGTACAATCAACGCCTACTTTGACAGTTTTTCCAATAGGGACGCTGAGACAAAGGCTCTTGTAGGAACTGTGGTCAATGGAATGGAGTACACGGAGCAGGATTACCAGCAGTGGCGATTGGCCCAGATCGGGCGAGGAAAGCGTTTTGAGGCCCTGCAGGACAAGGTGGCCCGGCGGTATACCAAGGCCAATGAGACCGCTGTAGCGTACACCAACGACGCCACGCCGGGCATCTACAGCCTGAACCGCAACTACGCCGCCTATACTATTGAGCAGGTAGCGGGAAACGTTGGCTTTGATCTTTGGGACGAACAGACAGTGAAGCGGCTCATTGTGGAGCAGCCGGACCTAATGCCGTATTACCCGAAAAAGCGGGCGGTGCAGCGTGGAATAGACCTGGCCTGGGGGAAAAAGCAGATCACCGCAAGTGTCACCAGCTCCATTCTCCAGGGAAAGAGCATTAAGCACATGGCGGACGATCTACAGAGCCGTATCAGCACCATGAACCGGGACAGCGCCATTAGGACAGCCAGAACGGCGGTGACAGGTGCACAAAACGCGGGACGTATGGACAGCTACGCAGCTGCTCAGAAGATGGGGATTGAGCTGGAGCGGGAGTGGCTGGCAACGCTGGACGGCAGGACCCGCCATGAGCACGCCATGATGGACGGGCAGAAAGCGCCGATAGACAGGCCCTTTGTCATGGATGGGTACAAGATTATGTATCCAGGTGATATGTCCGCTCCAGGCTATCTGGTGTATAACTGCAGGTGCACTCTTGTGGCCGCTGTTAAGGGCGCGGATACTTCCGATGCCAAACGCCGCGCCAGAGACCCAGAAACCGGAGATACGGTGCTCATTGAGAATATGAGCTATGCGGAGTGGTCAAGTTGGAAACGGTCTATAGGAATGAGCACAGGCGGAGAAATATCAAATCCCGGGATTCCTGTTCAAGTTGGAACAGTTGATTTCGCTGATAAAAAGTCGGTTATTGCGCAACTGCAAAAAGCCAAAGCGGAATTGAGCTCACTAAGCTATGAGGTAAACTATTCGGTGACGTCCGACGGAAAGGTCTGGCGTACTTCTGGCGATAGCGGAACTGTCAACCCGTCAGGGATTCCAAGCAGCCTGAAAGGGTCGTTTTCCTACCATAACCATCCAAAAGAAAAGACAAATTACTCTTTTAGCGCAGAAGATACGGCATTTTTTATCAGCTCTGGAGAGGCATATTCGGAAGCGTCCGACGATGTATATGAATACACTATGCGAAGGACTCCAGAAACAATTGAAATGCAGGCGGATGAGGTATATCATAGGTTCAAAGAAATATACAATAAAGATATTCTCGAACTGTCATTTTCCGGTTTGCTGGATATAGATTATGACGGATACCATGAAACCATGATAAGGTTGAGCAAGGAGTTGAAATTTGATTATGATAGGAAGAAAAAAGGTGAATACAGCTCACCATGATTATCCTGCATATATGGAAAAATGCAAAGACATACAGCGCCGCATGACAGAAGAAACAGAAAGTGTTGGATATTCTGGCGGGCAAGATGGCCTGCTGACGGTTATCCACAAAAAGTACGCGCAAGAATTGGCGTCTATTCAAAAAGAGTATTCTCATCTGTTTACTTAGGAATTTGACAATGAACATTGAATTTACTGACAACTCCGAAAAAATTCTTGCTGCCATGCAGGAAGCTGCCGTCCGGGCGCTGGAGAAGTGCGGGCTGACGGCGGAGGGCTATGCCAAGAAGCTGCGCCCAGTGTATACCGGAAATTTGCGAAACAGCATTACCCACACCGTTGATGAAGAGGAACTGGCGGCCTATATCGGGACAGATGTTGAGTATGCCGCTTATGTTGAGCTGGGAACCGGTAAATATTATCCAGGTGGGAGGCCCACTCCGTGGGTTTACCAGGACGAAAAAGGCAATTGGCACATGACCAGCGGACAGAGGGCGCAGCCTTTTCTGAAACCAGCTGTTGCGGATCACGCCAATACCTATCGGAACATCATTGAGGATGAGTTAAAAAATGGATGAAAAGGCTATATCCGATGCGTTAAAAAAAGCTGCTCCCATCTTGCAAAAAGGCCAACGGGTAGAATTGATACCTGTTAAGGATGGGATAAAGGTTGTGAAGGTGAAGAGGGAAGAGGTGAAATTAAAGTGATTAGAAGGATACTGGATAGAATCCCGGCGCCGTCCTCATTTGTTTCTGAAATGTGGGATAAAGTTATGGATTTCCTAATGGAAATAGGCATCGTGATTAGAAGGATACTGGATAGAATCCCGGCGCCGTCCTCATTTGTTTCTGAAATGTGTGATAAAGTTATGGATTTCCTAATGGAAATAGGCATCATTTTTTAAAATGGTTATCAAATCCATACATTTCAAGCGGGAGGAAGTGAATCCTAAAGATGCTTAATTTCATTTTCGTGATTACGATGCTTGGTTTTGCTCTGTTTGTATCGGTGTTAATCATAGGCGCAATTATTTTCGTGTTTAATGCCATTTTGGAAAAGGCAACCGGAATCACTATCTCTGATATTTTTGATTATGCAATTTCAAGAATGGAGCAAAAAGAAAACCGCCCAATATAGAGCGGTTAATTATAGAATTCATACTGTTTTACGCAATCATTTTCTAAAATTGTTTCAATAAGACGAATTACATATGCCGGAGGAGACCTCCTTCCAGAAACCCAATCCTGAACTGTTCGGATCGGTATGCCAAATTTTCTTGAAAAAGATGCTTGTGTCAAGCTATATTTCTGGCATATTAAAGCAATCTTTGTTTTCGTATTATTCATATATAATTACCGACCCATCTTCGAAAACAAGAGCGTCACAGTTTCTATCATCCAAAATGTCATCTTTGATTTTTCCTGTATTCTGACCATATTTGGAAGCAATGTAATTAGCAGCATCGTCTAAACAGCGAAACTCTTTTGAGGAACCAACTTCCCTACATCTAGGTTTCAATACCTTTCTTACGTAGTTCATATTTATGAACTCCTTTCTTGCTGTGACTTTATAATAGCACGCAATGCGTGCAATGTCAATAAGATTTAAAAAAATATTTTCCTGCCTCTAAGCGTTGAGGCAGAAGGACCGAGCGTGGTCATTCATTCCAGAAATGGGGTGAGTGGTCACGCTTTTTTTGTTTGGTAAATGCCGCAAGGAACAGCGGTTTTTATACAACGTTCGCCCCCGAGGAACAGGGGCCAAAGAAAAGGAGAACGATTATGGCACTGACAAGGAAGCTGCTCAAGGGGATGGGCCTCACCGACGAACAGGTGGATACCATCATTGAAGCACACACCGACACTGTGGACGGCCTGAAAGATCAGGTCAAAGCCTATGAGGCAGACGCGAAAAAGCTGCCCGGCGTCCAGAAGGAGTTGGACGACCTGAAAGCCAAGGGAGACGACGGCTGGAAGGACAAGCACGACAAGGTCAAAAAGGAATTTGACGATTACAAGAAGGGGGTCGAGGCCAAGGAGACCCGGACAGCCAAGGAAGCGGCTGTCAAGGCGTATCTGGAGAGCAAACACATCACTGGCGGAAATCTGGTTATTGCCCTGCGCGGCCTGGGCGCCGAGATCGACGCGGCGGAGCTGGACGGCGATAAGCTGAAGGACACCAAGGCATTTGACGATCTCATTGCCGGGGATCTGAAAGGGCTTGTTACCACTACCTACGAAAATGGCGCTCCGCCTCCGGCCAATCCACCGAAGAACACCGGCGGCACCATGACGAAGGACGAGATTATGAAGATCAAGGACCCCACCGAGCGCCAAAGCGCCATTGCCGCCAATATCAACCTATTTAGAAAGGATTTGTGATTATGCCTGCGAAAGAAAATCTGACTATGACCGCGGATGTTGCGGTCACTGCCCGAGAGATCGATTTTGTCACCCGTTTTGCCAGAAATTGGGATCACCTGCGGGAGATTCTCGGCATTATGCGCCCCATCCGCAAGGAACCTGGCGCAGTTCTGAAGAGCAAGAGCGCCTCTGTAACCCTGCAGAGCGGCGATGTGGGCGAGGGCGAGGAAATCCCCTACAGCAAGGCCACCGTCACCGAGACCCCTTACGATGAAATGAAGATCGAGAAGTACGCAAAGGCCGTATCCATCGAGAGCATCAAGGATCACGGCTATGACGTGGCCGTCGCCATGACCGACGACGCATTCCTGTTCGAGCTCCAGACCAACGTGACCTCCCGGTTTTACACCTACCTGAACACCGGCACCCTGACCGGTACGGAGGCTACTTTCCAGATGGCGCTTGCTATGGCTAAGGGCCGTGTGGAGAACAAGTTTAAGCAGATTCACAGGACCGCCACCGGCGTTGTCGGATTCGCCAACATCCTGGATGTGTACGAGTACCTGGGCGCGGCCAATATCACCGTGCAGAACCAGTTCGGGTTCCAGTACATCAAGGATTTCATGGGCTTCAACACGATCTTCTTGCTGAGCGAGGCCGAGATCAAGCGGGGCCGTGTGATCGCAACCCCCGTGGAGAACATTGTGCTCTACTACGTGGACCCCGCTACCAGCGACTTTGCCCGTGCCGGTCTCCAGTTCACCACCGATGGAGATACCAACCTGATTGGTTTCCACACCCAGGGCAACTACAACACCGCCGTATCTGAGTGTTTTGCCATCATGGGAATGACTCTGTTCGCGGAATACAAGGACGCTATCGCCGTTCTGGACGTGTCGGCGGGGGGTTAAGCGCGCTGCTGAGCGAGCCTGCGGCGGCCGTGCCCCGTAAAACCAGAAAGCGGAGCGCGGCCGCCGTCGGCAGTGCCGAAAAGGCTTAGAAGGAGGATTGACCTATGCTGGAAGAAATTTTGAGCAGACTGAACAACTGGTTCGAAATGGACTACCGACACGGCACATTTTCCATCCAAAGGGGGCAGCTTGTGTTGCCGGACATGCAGCCTGGGCAGTATTTCCGCATCCGTGGCAGCGTGTTCAACGATGGCCTGCATCAGTATCCCGCCAATGATTTGACCGATGAAACATTTACCGGCTGTGTGTCCGCTCTGGCCGTTCCGAAAGCTCTGGTGTCACTGGCAAGGGAGGTGGAGGAGTGGAAAGAGAAGTACGGTGAAGCTTCAGAAAGTCCCTTCGCCTCTGAAAGCTATTTCGGGGAATACAGCTACACCAAGAGCGCCAGGAGCAACGGCAGCGTCGGTGTGTCCGACTGGGCGGACGCTTTTCGGGGCCGCATGGCCCAATGGAGGAAAATATGAGCCTGTTGAAGGATTTCGCACGGACCTGTGTACTGCTGGAAAAGCGGCGCATTCCTGGGCCGGAAGGCGGATGGACCACAGAGTGGACGGACGGGCCGGAGTTCCAAAACTATCAATCCAGAAATACATCTATGGAGGCTCGCATGGCCGAAAAACAGGGTGTTACCAGCGTCTATTCCGCTCTTGTGGACAAGTCAGTCCCCATTGAGTATAACGACTACTTCCGAGATGTGGAGACCGGCAAGACCTATCGCGTGACCTCTGAGCCGGAGGACAAGCAAGCACCAAGGACGGCCACCTTCCAACTGAAATTCTTTACGGCGGAGAGGAGGGTGCTTCCTACATGACCAAAGGCGAAGCGATCCACAGTTGGTTCAACAGCTTCGGGATCCCGTTCTATCCATCTTCCTCTGTCCCGGAGGATGCCATTTTCCCATGGGGCACTTATGAGCTGACAGTGGACAGCTGGGAGGGCGGGGAAGTTGGTATGACGGTTAATCTGTGGTTCCACACATCAGATGAAGCTCCACCCAATGCCAAGGCACAGGAGATTTCGGACGCTATCGGCACCGGTGGTATGACCGTTCCCTGTGATGGAGGGTTTATCTGGCTGAAACGGGGCTCCCCCTGGTGCCAGAGCCTGCGGGACGAGACGGACGCGGACATTAAACGCCGCTATATAAACATCACCGCAGAATACATGACTTTGAACTAAGAAAGGGTGATCTCAATTGAAATATACGCGCATCCCTGAGACCGCGTTCCAGAAGCTCCAGCTGAACGCCGGTATTTTGCTCTCCAACTTCGACCCTGCCACCGGTGAGGTCACGGAAGACGCCCTGCTGGGCGCTACCTCCGGCGGCGTCAGCTTCACCGCCACCCCCACTTTCTCTGATTTCGGAGAGGATATCGACAACTGCCCGGTGAATGTGCTGGAACTCAAGCGCCTGGACAACTGGGAGGTTGGCATGAGCGGCACGTTTATTACCGTGGACATGAACAGCGCCAAGTCACTGGTCAGCGCCGCCGATGTGGACTCCACTAACCCCAACAAGCTGGTTCCCCGCAACGACCTGGCGGTCGCCGACTTCAAGGACATCTGGTGGGTAGGTGACTACTCCGACAAGAACGAGGACAAGGCGGTAGGCGACGGCAAGGCGGGATTCCTGGCTATCCATATGCTCAACGGACTATCCACCGGCGGCTTCTCCCTCCAGAGCAGCAACCGGGGCAAGGGGCAGTTTGCCTTTGAATTTACCGGCCACTACTCCATCAAGGACCAGAGTAAGGTCCCCTTTGAGGTGTACATCAGCGCCGGTACGGATGAAAGCGCAGGTGCGTAAATGAGGCTTTCCGACATCAAGGGCGACCGGGTATTTGATGTGATCGCAGACATCATCGACCCTATCGCCAATATTGCCGAAGACCAGGCGGTCATGCCCCTGTTCCGTCTGGAAAGGGTGGCTGAGGGCGAGAGCCCGAAAACGGTTCTGGTGAACAAGATCAGGAAGGCCCTCCCGGCTCTGCTGAAAGGCCACAAGGGCGACATCATCGCCATACTGGCATCTATACAGGGCGTGACAAAAGAGGCGTATACCACCTCCCTGACGCTGGCAAATCTGGCGGCTGACTGTGTGGAGCTGCTGTGCGACGATGCGTTCACGGAGCTTTTTATCTCGGCGCAGAGCGAGACGCCCTCTGGCTCTGCGCAGGAGAGTACCGAGGCGCAAGGAGCGTAAAGGCATTTACCCGGTATGCCGCCGCCAGATGCCGGGAGCGGCATAAGGAGCTGGCATACCGGGTCTATGTGACAGACTGCCTGCAATGCGCGGCAAAGAACACGGCCCCGCTGTGCAGCGGAGACTATATCCCACGGCGTTGGCTGGATGTAGTGCAGCCCAAGCCAGAGGAGACCCGCAGCGGTGCGGAAATTGCGGAGGATGTGATAAAACGAGCCGGATTGGTGGTGAAGAAAAGTGAACCTGTTTGACCTGTACGCAAGGATTGTCCTTGACACCGGCGAATACGAAAAAGGTCTGAGCGACGCCAGCGGCAAAACATCCGGCTTTGCGGACAAGCTGAAAAACGGCCTCGCCACGGCGGCGAAGGTTGGCGGAGCTGCCATTACAGCGGCTTCTGCCGGTATCGCCGCGCTGACTAAAGCCTCTATTGAGGGTTACAGCGAGTATGAGCAGCTGGTGGGCGGTGTGGAAACGCTGTTCAAAAGCTCCTCTGATATCGTTATGGGATACGCAGAGAACGCCTACAAGACGGCTGGACTATCCGCCAACGAATATATGAACACCGTGACCAGCTTCTCTGCCTCTCTGCTACAGGGTCTGGGAGGCGACACGGAAGCGGCGGCAAAGCTGGCGGACCGAGCCATTACGGATATGTCCGACAACGCCAACAAGATGGGAACGGACATTTCTATGATCCAGAACGCCTATCAGGGCTTTGCCAAGCAGAACTATACGATGCTCGACAACCTAAAGCTCGGTTACGGCGGTACACAGGCGGAAATGGCCCGACTTATCAACGATTCCGGTGTGTTGGGCGACGCTATGACCGTTACAGCCGAGACCGTCAACCAGGTATCTTTTGATAAGATCATCGAGGCCATCGGCATTGTGCAGGATCGCATGGGCATCACTGGGACCACAGCTCTTGAGGCCAGCACCACTATTCAAGGCAGCATATCCAGCATGAAGGCGGCATGGGAAAACTTCATTACTGGTATGGCGGACCCAAACCAGGATTTTGACGCGCTTTTAGGAAATCTGGTGGACAGTGTTGGCACAGTAGGGGAAAACCTGATACCCCGAATCCAGATGCTTCTCCCTCGCCTGACAGAGGGCATTACACAACTAGCGCAAAGTATCCTCCCACATATCCCGGAAACGCTGCAATCACTCCTGCCAGCTGTTGTCGAGGGCGCTACCGGCCTTATCAACGGGGCGGTAGAGATACTACCGGACCTTATCACAACGGCCCTTGAGGCTATTCCGCAGCTGGCGGAGGCGGCGGTATCAATCATAGAAAATCTGGGGTCTGCCCTCATCGACGCGGCTCCGCAGCTGCTGAGCGCAGGGGCCGACCTGCTGGACCAGCTGGTAACCGGGATTGAAACTGGTCTGCCGGATATGATTGCCAGATTGCCTCAGATCATTGACGGATTCCTGAACTACATCACCGAAAATCTCCCGAAAGTCCTGGACAAGGGCGTGGAACTGCTGGACCGGCTGGCAACGGGCATTATCGAGGCAATTCCAGACTTGTTGGAGCGGCTGCCGGAGATCATTACATCCATAACGGAGTTTTTCACGGAGAATTTTCCCAAGATCGTGACAAAAGGCGGAGAGTTGTTAGGAAAGCTCATAGCCGGTATTCTTGGCGCTATCCCTGAGATCGCAAAAAATCTGCCCGATGTTATAGCCGCTATAGTCGAGGCGTTAGAAGCCGGTTGGACGGAGCTGAAAAACGTTGGCAAATATTTGCTGGAGGGACTTTGGGAGGGCATTTCCAGCAAGGTAACATGGCTGAAAGAAAAAGTGGGCGGTGTTGTGAATACCATCAAAGGATGGTTCACCGGGAAAAAAGGATTTGACGAACATTCCCCGTCTAAATGGTCTAACCAGGTGTTTCGATATGTTATGGAAGGCGGTGGAGAAGGTCTTGAGGCGGGGCTTCCAGGGCTGATGCGTAGTGTTGATTCTGTGACAGACCGTGTGAAAAACGGCATGGATTTCGGCACGGCGAAGATGGACCTGTCCGCCACCGGCGTTGGCCGGACAGCATCAGCGTTACGGAGCGCCGCGACGGGCAGCGAGGGACCTATCACCATCATCGTGCAGTCTATCCTTGACGGCAACATCATCGGAGAGAGCGTGAGCACCTATCAGCGCAACAAGGAAAGGGCGTATGGTTTGGCATGAATGTAACATTGAAATTGGGGGAGCTGGCGGTATCTGAACGCCTCTCTACCTACCAGACCACAAAAAACATCACCTACCGGGAGGTCATCACCACCCTGGACGATGTGGAGCACCCGTACCCCGGGGCGGTCAAGACCGTTTTGAGCTTTTCCCTGCTTCCCATGACGGATCAGGAGAGCGCCGCTGTGTATGCTGCCCTGTCTCCACTGCTCCTGCCCGTGACCTACACGGACAGCTTAACCGGCGGAGACGTTACAAAAAATATGCGGGTCATGAGCGATCTTGAGTCTGTATTCCTATTGACAAGCGTAGACGGAAAACGGCGGTATAAGGGCGGGGCCATCCAGCTGAGGGAGCTGTAGCCATGCAGAAAACCAGTGAACTGTATCAGAGTATTTTGCGGGACCTGCACCACCGGAAAGAGGTCAAGGCCGTAATTGCAGGGGAGGAGTACGGCGAGGACCGTATTGTCTCCCTATCCACCAGCGGCGGTGCATTTGCCGACCAGGTAAAGCCGGTTGGGAACTGCTGTTCCCGGCAGATCGACATGAAGCTTCTGAACACTGGAGCCATCCCAAAACGGGCGGAGATCAGACTGTATGTGCGGTTGGTTCTGGGGGCACAAGTCTCAGAGTGGCTTCCAAAGGGCGTTTTTTACATCTCCACCAGGGGCACGGACAAGAGAACCGGCGCTCTATCTATCCACGGATTCGACGCCATGCGGAAGGCCGGGGATATTTGGCTCACATCGGATTACGACACAGAGAACTGGCCCATGAACGAGGCGGCGGCGGTATCGGACATTGCCCAGCGCATGGGGGTGGAGCTGGACCCACGCAGCATCCTGGAAGGGCGGTTCCCTGTGGATTACCCTGTGGACGAAAACGGCGATATGGCTATGGAGGATGTGCTGTGCGGTATCGCAGCCGTGAACTGCGGGAATTGGATCATGTCCGACGAGGGCAGGCTGTGGCTTGTGAGATTTGGCAGCCAGCCGCCGGAGACCAATTATCTGGTGACAGAATACGGCGACGCGATCACGTTTGGAGGTGTGCGTATCCTTGTCTGATAAAGTGTATGTAGGCTCCCTGGCTGAGAAATTGGAGATGGGAAAGGACCTGTCTCCGGTCAGCCGCGTAAATGTGCCGGTGGACAGCGGGAATATGTACACTGCCGGGGACGATACCGGCCGCACCGTGGAAGTAACCATCCCGTGGGGTACGCAGGCCATGGCGGACCACATCCTTGCAGGCTTGCGGAACGCATCCAACCGCCCATACACCGCGAAAAAGGCGCTTTTGGACCCGGCGGCGGAGATCGGGGACGGGATCACCATCGGCGGCATCTACTCCGCCATCTATCAGACGGGCATCAATTTTGACCGGCAGATGGCGGCGGACATATCCTCTCCTATTTCCGACGAAGTAGAGGACGAATACCCGTACCAGTCCAAGGCAAGACGGGCCCAAACCCGCCAGCTGGCCCAGACCCGCAGTCTCATCACAAAGACGGCGGAGCAGATCAGGCTGGAGGTGGCAAACGAGCTGGAGGGGCTGTCGGCTGCAATTGAGATCGACCTGACGGAGATCATAGGCCGGGTGGAGGACACGGAGCGGGACCTGAGCCAGACGGTGCGGCTGGCGGCGGATGGGCTTACCATCACCAACGCCGCGGGCAGCAAGCTCACCATAGACGGCGGGCAGCTCAAGGCGGAATCTGTTAAGGCAGACGCGCTGCAGGCCAACTCCGTCACCATCGACAAATTGAGCATCACCGGCTCCATCTCCTGGACGGACCTGGCGACGGACGCCCAGAACCAGGTTACCAGCGCCCAGAACGAGGCCATATCGGCCTATAACCTGGCGAACGCGGCCAACAACACAGCCAACGCGGCCAACAATACCGCTGTGGCGGTGGGCACCCGGGTGAACGGCTGGACCTATCCCGGCAGCACGTACATAGACGGGGCCATGCTCATGACAGGCACGGTCATGGCCTCTAAGCTGCTGGGCGGAACGGTAGGGCTCCTGGCTGCGGACAAGACGGTCATCGGCGGGATCGCCCTATCTTACACCACCACCGGCCTGGGAATGGACATGTACACCAGCTACGGCGGCATGCGGATGAAATCGGCGGGCAACTTCTACGCGGAGGCGGCGTCGGGGCCGTTTTTACAGCTGGGTGTTGGCACCGGGAACACCCCCATCTGCCAGCTTGGCGGCGGGCCCCTGGTGATCTCCTCCTACAGCTACGGCACATCCCTGCCGGCCACAGGCGTACAGGGGCAGGTGTTTTTCCTGATCGGAGGGTGATATGCCGAGTTTCATTGTAGGCAGCGACGACCCCACCTCCATGTTGTGGGTGCAGGTGCATCCGGATATCAATTACAGCTGGTACCGGGTGTTCGTCCGCTTAACCAGCGACCCCAATTCCAGCGTATTTGACCGGTGGTACAACGCCACCAGCGCCTTTTACGCGGATGTGACCGGGCTGGCCCCTGGGACGAGCTACACCATCAACGTGGCGTACAACACCACGCCAAGCGCAGTTGGGTCTGCCTGGATCGGTTCCCAGACCTTTGTAACCACTGGCGGCGCCGCTGGATACTCCGCCACCCTGGTTTTTGACGCCAATGGCGGCTACGGCGCGCCGGGGAGCGTATCCGGGCAGGGGGATAACCAGTACGTGCCCATCACTGTGCCGTATGCACAGCCCACCCGGCAGGGGTACACCTTCCTGGGCTGGTCCCTGGACCAGGGGGCCACGGCGGCCTCCTACTACCCAGGCGGCACCTACGGCTGGTACGGCACCACATACGGTTACACCCATACCCTGTATGCCGTATGGGCCAAGTCCGGCGGCGGGGCCTATGTCTGGAACGGATACGGTATGCAGGAGGCGGCGGTGTACATCAACAGATACGGCTTTGAGAGATCGGCCCCATATATCTACAGCTACGGCTGGAAGAAAGGACAATAGCCATGAATCAGCAGAAAATCATTGACGCATACGCGGCCATCCACGAGCTGTCCGGGACGGTGCTGCCCTACCGGGCGGCCCGGGAGATTGCCAGCCTCAAGCGCGCCCTGACAGAGGAGATGGAGGCCATCATCGACTGGGAGACGGCACTGGCAAAGGAGCACGGCGGCACGGCCCAGGGGGACGGCAGATTCTCCTTTGAGACCCCGGAGCAGAACCAGGCGTTTCTGGAGGCCCTGAAATCTGGCCGGGGGCAGGATGACCCGGAGATCAAGCTGCCGGGCGTCGACCTGTCCCGCTGCGTGGGGAACCTGCGCATCACGCCCAAGGCGGTGGAGGCCCTGGACGGCCTGGTGATCTTTGAGGAGGGCGGTGTGGATGGCTGATAAGAATATCGGCTCCCTGCCCCAGGCGGCAAGCGTGGCGGATGACGCGCTCCTTGTGGCGGAGATACAGGGGCAGGCGGAGAAGATCACCGGCAAACAGCTCAAGGATCATGTGGCAAAGGGCGTAGAGGTGTACGTCAAGGACGCCCAGGCGGCGGCAAAGAACGCCCAGGACGCGGCCAAATCCGCAGAAGACAGCCTCAACCAGATTGGGGACAGCGTGACCCAGGCGGGCAGCGCCGCCGCAGCCGCCAAAGATGCCCAGGCCGCCGCAGAGGCCGCCCAATCCGCCGCGGAGAGCGCGGCAGAAAGCGCGGCGGATGGGGTGGCGGAGCAGCTGGCCGGTTACGTCTCCTCGGCGGAACATGCCAAGACGGAGGCGGAAGCGGCAAACACCAACGCCCAGCAGGCAAAAACAGACGCGCAGGCCGCCCAGACAGCGGCCCAATCCGCCCAGACGGCGGCGGAGGGTGCGAAAACGGACGCGCAGAACGCGGCCGATCAGGCGGCAAAGGACAAGACGGACGCGGAAGCGGCCAAGGCCGCATCCCTGGCAGCGCAGGATGCCGCACAGAAGGCCCAGGCGGCGGCAGAAGCCTCCAACACCGCCGCAGCGGGAAAGGCCGCAGAAGCCGCAGCAAGCGCCGCCACGGCCCAGCAGTACAGCGGCAAGCCACCCATTGTCCAGGGCGGGACCTGGTGGACCTGGGACGCGGAGGCCGGTGAGTATCAGGACACGGGGAAACGGGCTGTGCTCGGGTATGATAAGACTTACCCCACTGTGGCAGCCATGGAGGCAGACAAGACCCAGCCGCCCATGACAACGGCCATCATCTCCTCCAGTGTGGAGGACGTGGACAACGCCAAACTGTACATCTACGACGGCACAAGATGGAACTACCTCGCTGACCTGTCCGGCTACACAGGCGTTGGCATTGAGGATTTCCGGCTCACCAGCGGCAACCACGCACCCGGCACAACCGACGTGTACACCATCACCCTGACCGACGGGCAAAAAAAGGAGATCACCGTGTACAATGGCCGGGACGGCGAGGGCGCGGGGGATATGCTGGCCTCTCTGTACGATCCACAGGGCAAGGAAACGGATATTTTTAGGTATGTGGACGATGGCCTGAAAAACAAGCAGGACACGGTTACAGGGACCAAAGGCCAGTTCGTCGGCTTCGGCCCTGACGGTATGGCGGAGGCCAAGAACGTAACGGCGAACGATGTAACGTTTGCTGACGGCGAGACGTTCCAAGCCAAGCTGGAAGCCGGAGAGTTGAAAGGCGACAAAGGCGATACAGGCCCCAAAGGCGACCCCGGAGCCACCGGTGCGGCGGGTCCCCAGGGGCCGAAAGGGGAAACCGGAGCCCAGGGACCGCAGGGCGAAAAGGGCGAGACCGGAGCTACCGGGGCGGTAGGGCCTCAAGGCCCTAAGGGAGACAAGGGTGACCCCGGAGACACCGGCCCAGCCGGCCCAGTCGGCCCTGCCGGAGCAACGGGAGCAACCGGGGCGACTGGCCCTGCCGGTCCCGCTGGCACAGACGGAAAATCCCCCTATCAGGCGGCGGTGGCGGAAGGTTATACCGGCACGGAGGCGGAGTTCTATGCGGCGCTGGTAAGCCTCAAAGATGCGCCGTTCCTGCCGCTGAGTGGGGGGAGCATGACCGGCGCTATCTCCATGGGAAACAAAAAAATAACCAGTCTTGCCGATCCTGAGGAAGACATGGATGCGGCGAATAAACAGTATGTGGATCGCGCTTCCTCCGCTGCTATCAAGCTGATTAAATGGTGA